CAAAGAAGCAAAAGCCAAAAAGGTTTCTGAAGCACTCGATACACTTCTTCAAAATGAATCATCTCTTACGGAAGACTTCAAGGCTGAAGCCGCAACACTTTTTGAAGCAACTATTGCTGAAAGAAGTATTGAGATTCAAGAAAAGCTCGAAGAAAAGTATAACTCTGATCTAAATGAAGAAGTTGAATCTGTCCGTGAAAGTCTCATCACTAGAATTGATGATTATCTTTCCTACGTTGTAGAAAGCTGGATGGAAGAAAATACTCAACAAGTTGAGAATACTCTTCGCACAGAAATCGCAGAAAGCTTCATAGCATCACTTAAAGATGTATTCGTTGAGAATTACATCGATGTTCCAGAAGAAAAGCAGGATCTTGTTGTTGAACTAACAACTGTTTCTGAAGAAACATCTGAGAAACTTGAAACTGCTGAATCTGAGATCGCTTCTCTTCAAGAACAAATACAGCAGTTCGAAAGAGCCGCCGTCATCTCTGAACTAAGTGAAGACCTTTCTGAAACAGAATCACACAAGCTAGAATCTATTCTAGAAGGTGTTGAATTTGGATCGAAGGAATCATTTACTAAGAAAGCATCAGTCGTCAAGGATTCAATCTTTGAAGGTAAAGAAGAAACAACAAAAGAAGAAACTCTTGACGAGGATTCTTCTGAAGATACAGAAATAATCATCGAGGGCGAGGAAGAAACCAAGAAGGTAATTCCTGCACATATGAAAGCATATGTAGAAGCTCTATCAAATAAATAATCCCAACTAAAACAACAACATAGAAAAAACTATTATGTTTAATACAGAAGAACAAATGAAAAAGTGGGCACCAGTACTAGAACATGCTGATGCACCTGCTTTCCAAGACGCGCACAGAAAAGCCGTCACTACCAAGCTTCTCGAAAATACCGAGAAGGCTCTCATGGAAGAAAGATCACAAAACTCTTTCATCTCTGAAAATAATCAAACTGTAAGTTCAATTGATAAGTTCGATCCAGTTCTTATCTCTCTTGTGCGTCGTGCAATGCCTAATCTCATCGCTTATGATGTAGCCGGTGTCCAGCCAATGTCTGGCCCAACTGGTCTCATCTTCGCAATGAAGGCTCGCTACAACGATGCTACATCTAGCCCAAGCGGTACTAAGATTGGCACAGATGACTTGGAAGCACTTGGTCTTACCGAGCCTGCAACTGCATTCTCTGCTAACGGTGCTTCCACAGCTGGTGGAACAAGTGGTGGTATGACAACTGAATCTGGTGAAGGTGATTCATTCAATGACATGGGTTTCACCATCGAGAAGACAAGTGTTACAGCTAAGACTCGTGGTCTTAAGGCTGAATACACAATGGAACTCGCGCAGGATCTCAAGGCTGTTCACGGTCTCGATGCTGAAGGCGAACTTGCTAACATCCTCTCGACTGAAATCCTTGCTGAAATCAATCGCGAAGTTATCAACACAATCAATACTAAGGCACAAGTTGGACTCGGAAACATCGTAGAATCTCCTGCAGGTGATTTCGACCTCAACGTTCATGCCGATGGCCGCTGGTCTGTTGAGAAGTTCAAGAGCTTGATCTTCCAATTGGAAATCGAAGCAAATGCAATCGCGAAGAATACTCGCCGTGGTAAAGGTAACTTTGTTATCTGCTCTGCTAATGTAGCTTCCGCACTTGCAGCCGCTGGTCAACTTGACTACACTCCTGCACTTGCTGCTAATCTACAAGTAGATGCAACTGGTAATACATTCGCCGGTGTCCTTAATGGTCGCCTTAAGGTATATGTTGATCCATATGCTGCTGTCGATTATGTAACAGTTGGTTTCCGTGGAACTAATCCATATGATGCTGGTCTCTTCTACTGCCCATACGTACCACTCACTATGGTTCGTGCAGTTGATGAAAGCACATTCCAACCTAAGATTGGTTTCAAGACTCGCTACGGCATGGTCAAGAACCCATTCGTAGAAGCTGCTACTAGTGGCGGCGTTGGTAATGCTAACCTGAATCCATACTTCCGTAGATTCGAAGTTCTCAACATCAATGTTGGCAGTTAATTTTAATTAATTAATTTTATAATTTGAAGGGGTCTCGAAAGAGGCCCCTTCTTTTGTTTATAAATACACATATGAGTAACTTAACCAGCAATTATAATTTTCTTTCACCAACAGGATTTAAGTTGGTTGTGAATCATGATCGATTAGCTAATTTGGAATACTTCGCCACAAGTGTGACGCTTCCATCCTTTAACACTGGAGTCGTTGATCTTAATAGTCAGCAACATAAAGGATATATTCAGGGCGATATGACAATGGACGAATTATCTTTGAGAGTTGCCATTGATGAAGATATGAAAGTTTATACTGAGATGTTTGAATGGATGATTGAAAGTAGGGATGAAAAACTAATATCATTTGATGCAACTTTAATTATCATGACCAGTCATAACAATCCTAATAGATCTGTTCAATTTAAAAACATCTTTCCAGTAAGCATGGGCTCTCTTGAATTTAATACCCAAAGCAGTGACATTGAATATCTTCAGGCTGATATCTCGTTTAGATATGATGAGTTTAAATTCGTATAAATAATACCATATGATGAGTTTAAATGATATTTTAGAATCTTGGAAGAAAGATTCGGTGATTGATGAGCATGCTTTAGATGATGTAACTATTCAGACATCTAAACTACACGCTAAGTATCTTGAAATCTTCACACTGTCTAAGTTGCAGTTGAGGAAGAAAGAGATGGATCTGGAGCAAGTTCGAAAGGATAAGTGGCTTTACTACACAGGAAAGATGACACAAGGAGAGATGGATAAAAGAGGATGGTCATATGATCCATTTCAAGGTATGAGTAAACCTCTTAAATCAGAGATGGAAATGTACTATAGCACTGATGTAGATATCGTTAAAGTAAGATCTGGTATCGAATATCAGAAAGCCATTACTGATTCCCTTGAAGAGATTATGAGTAACATTCGATGGAGACATTCACACATCAAGAATATAATTGATTTCCGTAAGTTCACATCTGGAATGTAATTCAACATACCTTCTAGAGCCGATTAAAGAATCTTTACATTAATCTATTGATGATTAAGTATCCTTGTTAATTTGATCATAGTCATTCCTGTTCTGCTTTGATTTGATTATATCAATTATAATAGAATGTCAAGTTATGTCAAGATGATATCGAAGATTCCGCAGGAAAGATTAGAAATATATAGATACTATGATTAATGTAGAGAAAAAGAATGAAGCCACCTTATATTTGGGTTCAGAAGACTCAGGCATATTGATGGAAATTTCGGAGTTCTTTACATTCTATGCACCTGGGTATAAATTCATGCCTAGCTATCGTAATAAGATGTGGGATGGAAAAGTGCGTTTATATAATCGTATGAACAGTACCATTCCATCAGGTTTATTGAATGAGGTGCTTCAGTTTGCGAAGGATAGGAGTTATCAAGTGAATCTTTCGCCAGACATACAGAATAGATTCTCTTATGATGAAGAGTTTATTGATGGATTGTCACTCTGTAGTGGAGGTAATCCTATTAAGCCTAGAGACTATCAGAAGAGAGCATTTGAATTTGCTACTGATAATGGTAAGGCTATCCTAGTTTCTCCAACTGGTTCGGGTAAATCTCTTATCATCTATATGCTGATCCGATACTATTTACAAGAGGAGCTTGATAAAAAAGTTATAATCGTTGTTCCCACAACATCTCTGGTCGAACAGATGTATAAGGATTTCGCTGACTACTCAAGTGATGATCCAGACTTTGATGTTGAAGAGGATGTTCATAGAATCTATTCTGGTAAAGAAAAGACATTTGATCAATCGGTTCTTATCACAACTTGGCAGAGTGCTGTTAAACTTCCCACATTGTGGTTTGAACAATTTGGATGTGTCATTGGAGATGAGGCTCATACATTCAAGGCTAAGTCACTCACAACTATCATGAGTAGATTAGTTAATGCTGAGATGAGAATTGGCACGACTGGAACTTTAGATGGTGGTCAAGTCAATGAATTAACACTCACTGGTAATTTTGGTCAAGTGTATAAGGTAACGACTACACAGTCTCTCATTAAATCTGACACACTCGCCGACCTCAAGATTCAATCCCTTGTGCTTAAATATAGTGATAAAGTTAGAAAAGCATTTGGTAAGCAGACATATGCTGATGAAATTAGTTTCATTGCTGCTCACGAACAGAGAAATAGATTCATCACCAACTTAGCACTTGATCAAACAGGTAATACTCTAGTTCTTTATAATCTCGTGAAGAAACATGGAGAGCCTCTATTCAAACAGATAAGAGATAGGGCTGGTAAAAGGAAAGTCTTCTTCGTATCTGGATCAGTGAATGCTGAAGAAAGAGAGAAGATTCGTACAGTGACAGAGAAGGAGAAGAACGCCATAATTGTTGCAAGTGTGGGTACATTCTCCACAGGAATTAATATTCGCAATCTTCATAACATTATATTTGCATCACCATCTAAATCACAGATTCGGGTTCTTCAATCCATTGGTCGAGGTTTGAGAAAGAGTGAGAATGGTCAGGGGACCGTTGTGTATGATCTAGCTGATGATCTATCTTGGAAGAAGAGGAAAAACTACACACTAAATCATGCGGTTGAAAGAGTAAAGATTTACAATAAAGAAGGTTTCAGTTACGAAATACACGAAGTACCTCTATTATAAATATAGATGAATATATTATGAAAGACATTTTAGAAAAGATACTGGAAACAGAGATATTTACATATCGGCTTACCGATGGAAGTTACATCGTAGCCGAAGAGTTGGAATCTGATAATAATGTCACATATGTTGCACTTCCTGCACAGATAGTTTACACCGATGATTATCACTTAACAAATTGGAATATCACATCAGCATATGATCTAACAGAACTTAACTGTTGTAATATAGTAAGTCGCGCCGACGCCCCATTTGAGTTAAAAGCGCATTACATGAAATATTTGATGATATGTAGATCAAATCAAGATGAGGTCGATGAACGAATGAAATCACTATTTGATATGGATGATGATATTTTTGGTGAACTCGATGAACAAATCCCAATTGAGCATTCTAATCGATTCAATTGGAAGCCTGAGAACAATTAGAGTATTTCTTTTCAATCATGATGCGAAGATTAAACTTTAGTCTTTACATTTCAGTTAAAATCTATATTATAGTATATAATGAAACGTAAACCACAACACTATGTAAATAATAAAGAATTTTCTCAAGCAGTAGTCGATTATGTAACTTCCGTAGTCGAAGCAAGAGAGGATGAAAAAGATGAACCTAAAGTTACCAATTATATTGGTACGTGTTTCTTAAAGATAGCGGAAGGACTATCACATAAACCTAATTTCTTTTCATATACATATCGTGAAGAGATGGTTATGGATGCCGTAGAGAATTGTATCAAAGCAATTATGAACTATGATATCAAGAAGGCAACAAGAACGGGATTGCCGAATGCTTTCGCTTATTTCACACAGATTAGTT